TAGGTAGATCATCAGAGATCTTAAGAGATGAACTTAAGTTTACCAAGTTTGTTGGTAGATTACGTAAGAGATTCTCACAGGTCTTTATGGATATGCTGAAGACTCAGTTAATCCTTAAGAATATCATCACTCCAGATGATTGGGAATTATTAGAAGATCACATTCAGTTTGATTTCTTATATGATAACCATTTCTCTGATCTTAAAGAGAATGAACTTCTTAATGAGCAACTTGGTGTGCTTGCTGCAATGGAACCATATATGGGCAAATATTTCTCTGCTCAATGGGCAAGAACTAAAGTTCTTAAGCAGACTGAAGATGATATCAAGGAGATGGATAATCAAATGAAGAGAGAAATTGAGGATGGAATTATACCTGATCCAAATACTCCTTTAGATCCAGGAACTGGAATGCCTATAGATCAACTTGCAAATCCAGCAGATAATCCTAACTCAGAAATGAATTTAGGTGCTCCTGTAAATGAACCAAGTCTAGATGCTGGAAGCGATAAAGCGACCCAGATAAAAATGCCAAAAGGTGGAGAGATATAAATAATTGTTAGTTAATTTGTGACAAAATGGATGATTTAGTGGATTTAATGATTGATAATGAATCCCCAACAGACATATCTGACAGGATAAAGGAACTCCTTTATGCTAAAAGTTCAGATAGTGTTGAGGGATTAAGACCTTCTGTTGCAGCAGGTTTATTTGGTGATAATATTGAATTTGATCAAGATGTTAATCTTGATGCAAGTGTCACTAATGAAATAGAACAGGAAGAGGAGTCAAATGACTAGACTTTTAGTTAAAGGAACAGAGGCAGCATGTCCTACTGGTACTGGTACTGCATCAACCTTTGGTAATGCAACTGTAGTACGGTTGGTAAATACTGCTGCTGGTGCTGATCATTTAGTTACAGTAGTAGAAGCAGCGAATGGCGATGTTGTTGGAACCTTTACTATTATGAGGTCAACCTCTGAGGTAATTGAGAAACAACAAGCTCATGCTATATTTGCAGCAAATGCTGCAGTTAAAGGAGCACAAGTAGGTTACACGAATTAAAAACGATGAAATTAATCACAGAAGAAGTATCTAAGGTTAAATTTATTTCCGAAGGTAAAGGTGCAAATAAAAAATTATACATTGAAGGAGTATTTCTCCAAGGTGGTATAAAAAACCGTAATGGTCGGATGTATCCTGTAGAGACTCTTGCTCGTGAGGTTGGTCGTTATAACGAATCTTTCGTTCAGAAAGGTCGTGCTTTGGGAGAGTTAGGTCATCCAGATGGTCCAACTGTCAATCTTGATAGAGTTTCTCATAAGATTACTTCACTCACACAAGAGGGAAATAATTTTAGAGGTAAAGCACAATTGCTGTCTACTCCAATGGGTAAGATCGCATCATCTTTGATAGATGAAGGCGTGACACTTGGAGTATCTTCTCGTGGTGTTGGTTCACTAAGAGAAGACAATAATGGTGCAAAAGTTGTTGGTGAAGACTTTCAGTTAGCAACTGCTGCCGATATTGTTGCAGATCCTTCCGCACCTGATGCATTTGTAAATGGAATCATGGAAGGAAAAGAGTGGGTTTGGGAAGGAGGTACTCTCCGTGAACAACTTGCGTCACGCACAAAAAGGCGTATTAACACTCTAGTTGGTCAAAAACGTTTAGAAGAGCAGAAATTAAGTCTCTTTAGTGAGTTTTTATCAAATCTTTAAATTATAAATAAATATAGTAAAATTACTAAGGTAATCGGAGAGTTTCAAATGTCCCGTGGCAAACAATTACAAGAAATGGAAGTAGGCACAAAACAATCCAAGACCGTCGTTAATGCTAATGCAAAAGCTGGCGATCCAATGCCTAAAGCTGGAAGCAATGCTTCCAACACCGTTACCCCTGGTAACGGAGGCACTTGGGAAGATCTTGGAGGACCTACCCCAGATAACTACAAAGTCGATGACGACTCTGCTAAGTTAAAGACACCTGGTGCATCTTTATCACAAGTTAAAGATGTTGTAAACAAAGGTGCAAAGTCAGGCGTTAAAGCTGGCGATGTCCAACCTGGGACATCTCTCAAAAAAGAGGAAGTAGAAGAGGATCAAGAAGTAGTTGCAGAAGAAGAAGTTTCTACTGAGGAAGTAGTTGCTGAATCTGAAGTAACTGAAGAGGAAGTTGTTGAAGAAGCACCTTCTAAACTTCGTCAAAAGATGAAGGAAGCAATTGATTCTCCAGAAAACGAAGAAGTAGTCGCAGAATCTGAAGCAACTGATGAAGAAGTTGTTGAAGAAGTTAGCGTCAATGATGACGTTGCTGCTCTTCTTGAAGGAGAGGAACTTTCCGAAGAATTCCAAAACAAAGCAAAAACAATCTTTGAAGCAGCAATCAATTCTAAAGTTGCTAAGCTTGAAGAGCAATTGGAAGCAGATCATGTTAAAGCTCTGACTGAAGAAGTCACAGAGTTTAAGAATGAACTTACTGAAAGAGTTGATTCTTATCTTGAATACGTAGCCAGTGAGTGGTTACAAGAGAACAAACTTGCCGTAGATCAAGGACTTAAAGGAGAATTATCCGAGTCATTCCTTGGTGGCATGAAGAGTCTTTTTGAAGAACATTATGTATCAATCCCTGAAGATAAATATGATGTCCTTGAGAGCATGGTAAATAAACTTGATGAAATGGAGTCAAAACTCAACGAGCAAATCGAATCTAACGTTGCTCTAAATAAGAGATTAGCAGAATCTACATCAGATGGAATCTTAGGTGAGGTATCTGAGGGACTGGCAGTTACTCAGAAAGAAAAACTTGCATCTCTAGCTGAAAGTGTTGAGTTTGAAAGTGAAGCCGATTACCGTGAGAAACTAATTACTTTGAGAAATTCTTATTTCCCAACAAAACAAGTAGTTAGCAATCAAAGCGATAGCTCAGATTTAATTACTGAAGAAAATGCTCCAGAAGTTCAGGCAACTGGACATATGGCGAATTATCTAAGTACTCTTCAGAGAGTCGCTAAAAAGTAATTTATACATTATCTCAAACCCTATACTTTTAACAAAAGAGGAAAAATCAAATGCAAATGTTCAACGCTGAACAACTGCAGGAGAAGTGGGCCCCATTACTAGATGCAGAAAGTGCAGAACCTATTAAGGATTCTCACCGCAGAATGGTTACCGCAGTTCTCCTGGAGAACCAAGAAAAATTTATGAATGAGGAAAGAAACTTCCTCACAGAAGCACCTACTAACTTAGGTAACGCAGCTGGTGCTTCAGGTGGTTTCGGTGGTGGAGCTACAGCTGGTGGTCCAGTTGCAGGTTTCGACCCCGTACTTATTAGTCTTATCCGTCGTTCAATGCCTAACTTGGTCGCATATGACCTAGCAGGTGTTCAACCAATGAACGGACCTACAGGACTTATCTTCGCAATGAGATCTCGTTACGAGAATCAAAGCGGAACAGAGACATTCTTCGATGAAGTCGATACTTCATTCTCTGGTCAGGACGATGGTAACAACCTTACTCAAGGTGATTACACTGGTGGTTCTGATGACGGTGGAGCAGTTGGTTTCGGTACTACTTCAAGTACTGCACAAGGATCCAACCCTGGTGCTCTAAACCCAAGTTCTAATGCTACTCAGGCAGCATATGCAACTGGTCAGGGTATGCAGACTGGTGACTCTGAAGCACTCGGAGACGGTACTGGTAATCACTTCAACCAGATGGCATTCTCCATCGAGAAGGTTACTGTTACTGCTAAGTCTCGTGCGTTAAAAGCAGAGTACAGTTTGGAACTGGCTCAAGACCTTAAGGCAATTCATGGTTTGAATGCTGAAGCGGAATTGGCAAACATTCTCTCAACAGAGATACTTGCTGAAATTAACCGTGAAGTTATTCGTACCATCTACAAAGTTGCTAGAACTGGTGCTATCGCTAATACCGCAACAAACGGTGCGTTCGACTTAGACGTTGACAGTAATGGTCGTTGGTCTGTTGAGAAGTTCAAAGGACTTCTGTTCCAGATTGAAAGAGATGCCAACGCAATCGCACAAGAAACTCGTCGTGGAAAGGGTAACATGATCCTTTGCTCTGCTGACGTTGCTTCTGCATTGACAATGGCTGGTGTTCTTGATTACACACCTGCTCTTAATGCTAACCTTAATGTTGATGACACAGG